TGGTATTATCATATTTTGCTTCAATGCTTCGTGTGCAACCGCACCAGTAATCATTGCAACCTTACCCATAGACTTTTCAAATGGAATAAATCCACGATATGAAAGGTTTCTTACAAGTTTTAAATACTTTAATTTATTTTCAAGCTTAATAAGAAGTCTAACGTCCTGTATGTTGTAGTCTACAAACTTTGTCCAATCTCTATCAGCAAGAGTTGATAATGAAGTGCTACCAATTGCAATCTTAGAATCACCTAATTCGTATTCTGATATGTAATTGAGTGACATTGACTCTCTCTTACCACCACATAGCGACTCATAAAGCTCCATGTAATCAATAATACTGACTCCTGCAATAGACCAACGATCAATAGCACGACCTAATTTGTTTACAGCAGCTTTCTCCCTCAAATAAATACTTTCAATTGGTGATAATTTCTTATTATAATCATCAGCAAATATCTGAGGAAGCCTATTCATGATATATGGAATATCATAACCATGAATATTCCACCCTGTAACTATATCTGGTGGGTCTTTTTTCCAAAATTTAACAAAACTTTTTAATAAATCTCTCTCGTCCTTACATTTAAAATAAGTTACATCCTCTTCCATAGTGGAATAGTTCTTACAACCCCATGTATAATATCTTTCAGATAAAGAATCGTATACCGTTATAAGATTAATTGGATCTGTAGCTGCTTCTGGTGTTGAAAAATGTGTTGTAGCATAAGTTTCAATATCAATATAGAATATTTTTAATGGATGAGATCCAAAATCTGGTTTCTCAATCTCATCTTTATATGTCTGAAGCAAAAATTGCTGGTCTACAGCAATATTATAGAATAATCTTTTAATTGGAGTCTCATCAACATAAGTCTTACGAGCTTTTCTGTTCTTAAAACTTAATTTTTTAAGTGGTGTATTAAAAATAGACCTACCATCAGTACCATTTTCTGATTCAATATAAAGATACGGCTCATAACTTGTTATAAATTTGGTCCTTTCACCATTTTCATCCCATGCCCAGAGATGAATATTGGAATTCATCGGGTCATAATAAACATTTCTATAAGCCATTCCTAATTATGCACCATATCGGTGCATGAATCAAGCAATATCTTGATCTGGATTATTTTTTATGAGATTTGGAGCCATCGCTTTTCTTTCTTTTGATCCAAAACCAGTGAAATACATTGCTTGATATTCATCTAAATGATCTTCAAGCCATAATCCTTCAGTAAATTTTCTAGCTTTAGCTGAAAAATCCATATATCTATCGAAATCAGATGTTAGATACTCAAGTTGCTGAATTAAATCATCACCTGTTTTGAATTTTAAGTCAGCATCTTCATATGTACACATGTCTTGATAAACTCCGGGCATACCTAAAGCACCTGCTTCAACAATTTTAATATTACTCTTTGATTTATTGAATACGTTATCAATTAATGGAGCAAATGAAGCATTACAATTTGTATCAACTAGTCCTTGTGGATAATCGGGAAGTGGTGACCAATCAATAAACTCCATTTCACCATTATCAATATATGGTTTCAATGCCATTGGGAAGCATCCTTTCCAAACAAACTTGAATTTTTTACGAGCTTTAATGATTGCATCGGTAACATGTTTGAAATCATCATTCATTCCTGTTCTATTAAGAACGTCTATATGTGTTCCAGATCCAGAATAAAGAATTCTTGGGCGTTTCTTATATTGATCATATAATTTGGCAACACCTTCTTTGTTATAAAAACGATCAAGCCAGAATTTAGGTGGATAATTTGGAATAACTGTAATGTTTTTATTACCTGTCTTTTCAATATAATAGTCTTTCATGTATTTACATGTAACAGTTATCTCATCCATCATACCCATGATCTCAAGGATGCTATTAATGATAGTGTCATCAACAAATGCATCTTTACATCGATTGTAATCTGGGATATCTTCCTTAAAGACAATATCATCGACTTCATACATCAACTTAAACCCCATTTGACTACTTGCTTTTCTTAATTCTTTTACAAAATCTCTTTGAATTGGTGTTGCTTGACGTTGAAAACGAATTGTTTTGATTCCCTGATAAAATCTAATGTCTAAAATCATCTGAGTTAAACCAGATATACATGCTTTATTATATTGATTGAGTGCAAACTCAGGCCAAATCATTCTCCAATATCCACAACCACCATAATCAGCATAATAATTAATTGCTCTAGGTAATCCTTGTTCTGGCATTACCAGATCTGGTGTTTTTGGCGCAGAAATTGGGTTTAAACCAGCATAACTGTATGTTGGCATACCAACAGGCATTGCTGGTGGTGGATTTGGAATCGTAGTGGTAATCGGATTGTATGCAAATACAAAGTTATTATTCTTTTTGTCTTCTTTTATTTTTAATGCCATATGTAAATTTAGGTAAAATCATTAACAATTCAAGTTTTAATTTTTGTAACACCATTTTCCTTTTCTAAAAAAATTACATTATCAATATTACTCAAATCGTTTGATTTATGACTAATAATATACACTGATTCATCATACTTTTCAACTTTTTCTTTTAATATTTGAAGTATTTTATCGGTTCCTTTAGTATCTAATGCACAATCAAAGAGTTCATCATAGATATTAAGTGAATATGATGTACCAGAATGACATCTCATGATATCTTGGAATGTAAAAAGAATAGCTGTGTCAATTCTTTTGCGTTCTCCACCACTAAAATTAAAATATGAACATTCTTTACCTTGGTCATTATATATTACCTCTTCAAACATCTCATCGAATTCACATTTACATGGAGCATCAAGAGTTTTAAGATAATAATTAAGACGAGTATTAAGAACATTAATAATTTTCTTAACAATATAAGTCTTAACACCTTCTTCTGAAACAATAAACTTAACAGAATCTAAAACTGCCATGTCTTTTTTAATCTTTTTAAGATTTTTTTCTATATTTTTAATATTACTTTCACATTCAGTAATTTTATTATCATCTTTAAATGTTTCTATTTCAATTTCACGAATGTTTTCTCTATATTCGGTAATCTTTTCAGTTAAAGTTTTAATTTTTTGATCATGAAGTGATGCTTTGGTTATATCATCATTTAGATCCTTTATCATATCCTTTACTTTTTCAATTTTATCAACAATTTTACTACCAAAGGTTTCTTTTTCTTTTTTTAATTTAACTAAATCATCATAAATTGGTTGATTTTTATTGATAATATCATCTAATTTTTTAATTTCTTTTGCAACATGATCTAAATCATCTTCACAATATAATCTATTACACGTTGGACATGTATTACCTTTATCTAAAATCTTTTTCTTATCATTTTTAGCATCTCTCAATGTGTCATATACCAATGTATATTGCTTACCAATATCAATTATTTCTTTATTTGTATCTTTTAACGATTCCGTTAAATCAGTTTTTTTATCTTCTAACTTTTTAATATTATCCTTTACAGTTTTAACATCGGGTATGTTTTGTTTTTTTAAAACATCTATTTGTTCTGATGTACTTTTAATTTTTGCTAAAAATGTATCAATGCGTGATGATTTACTATCATCAAAATTTGTTTTATTATCATTTAAGGTTGACAACATACGTTGTTCATTAACAAAATTATTGCTTAATAAATCATTTTCTTTTTTAATGTCATTATAGTCTGCTCTTGTTTTAAGAAGCATATCACTAAAAATATTTAATTGAAGAATACCTTCAATAAATTTTCTCTTATCTGTTTTTTTCTGAGCCATGAATGGAATTGTATTGTTTGATGACATTACAACCGCATTGTTAAACACCTCCTCATTAGCTCCTATTAATTCTTTAATAAATTCATCATTTTTAGGAATTGTGGATAAAGTTAAATCATCATCATTAGATATAATTTCTATTTTTGCTGGATCAAGAGTTCTTTTGACTATATATGGTACAATATTTTTACCATCCGATACTGAAAACTCTAAAACAACTTCACAATCTTTGTTGTTTTTATTATGTTGAATTTTATCCTTTTTTAACTCTCTAATTGTATTTCCAAATAAACACCAATACAATGCATCAGCTATTGTACTCTTGCCAATTCCATTTTTACCACCCTTATCTTTGTTTTCACCAGTAATAATGGTTACACCTTTAATAAAATCAATTTTAATTGGATTTTCGCCAATAGAGAGGAAATTTTGGATTTTTATGTTCTTAAAAACAATATTTTTCACATCTATAGTGTATATTTTTTATACAAGAATGTCAATTATTTTTAATTGCTATTGTGTTCATGCCTTCGTATGTCACATTGTAATCAAATTCAATTAATCTATTAACACATGATCTTAATCTTGGTCCACCACCAGAATGAACACCATCAGAATGTTGTGATTCAAATAATAAAAATTTAATATCAAAATTTTCAAAATTTATTGCATTAATTAAATCAACATCTAACCCTTCTACATCAATATAAAGCCTATCTATTGTTTTAAAATTTAAATCTTCAAACAATTTATTTATATTTTTAGCTGGAACTTTATATCTAGCTATTTCGGTATGTAAATGATTTATAACATGTTGATTCGATAATGATGCATGTGGACTTCTCCCAAAGTTATCATTATCGTTAGTATAAAGAATAACATGTTCATCATTATTGTTTGTTATTGCACAAAATAAAAATTCTGCTTTACTAATATTTTTATATTGTATGTTTTTACAATAATCTATGCAATTTTTATTAGCATCTATTAATATTAATTTGTTAATGTTATCTATATTTTCTTTTACAAAATCAAAAACGTGATCTTTGCCATCATTGCAGCCTATTTGTATTATATTCATTTTTATTTATATTAATCCACATTGTTTGCAAAGTCTATAGTATTCACTGCCTTCTATTGGATTATTTTTTTCAGTAATATGTGATGCATTAGACCAATGTATTATTTGATAATTTTTATCAGCTGGTTTTCTGAAAATTGAATTGGCATCTCCACCACAGTCGATATATTCATCACCAAATATATATGATTGATCTGAAATATTATATTTTTTAATTAAAAATGATAATAATTCCATTGTTACTTCCCAATAAGATCCTTCAAATCCATTCAATACATATGGATGTATTCTGTTTAATATATCTCTACATATAATGTTACCTTTTGGCATTTTTAATACCATAACACCAACGCCATTTGACCAAGGATTAAACCAGTATTCTTTTTGATTTAAAATAGGTTTTGTTATTGCAACATCCATTTGAACCCATAAACCGCCTTGCATATATAATGTGTAAAATGAAAAATAATCAGCCCAAAGTGCATAAGATCCAATACCACCATTAAATGTAGTATTTGGTTTACCCCTATATCCTATTGGTTGAATGATATCTTTAGGGATTTGTTTTAATGTAACACCATCTGGTAAATTTTTTATTTCGTTATTACACCAAAGAATAGGGTTGTATCCATTTTTAACTAATAAAGTTAAAGTTAATCTTTCCATTAAAGATAAATCATTAATTCCAACCCAAACTGAATGAGTAACGTTATCCATATCAATCTAATGATGCTTGAAACAAATGCCAATCAATACTAGGTGATAAATTTATATCAACTTGTGTTGTAACTGCTGGTATTGGATTCCAAAGTCTTATGGCATGTTCTTTATATAAATTTCTAAATAATTGTCTATCTTCTAATCTATAAGTTTTTGCAAAATCACCAACAGCACCATTCCATAATTCTCTTGTAGTAGCCCAAGTGCAACAAGTTGACTCTGCGGTTCTCCAATGACAATTAGTTTTTTGTGAAAATGCTATATGTTCTTTACCAAATGTTATATCATCATCTCTTTTGTATCTATCTAAATGATCATAACCAGTTACGAGTTTAAAATTTTCTACACCTTGAGCGATATGACCAATAGAATGTGGTAAATGTAAATAATCATCTTCAACAAAATAAACATTATTTTTTAATAAATCTGCAACTTTAAAAGTCTCTATTAAACTCATTTCATTATTTGTATGATTTATGCAAATAGTTTCATATTCTTTTGGAATATTATCAAAAAGTTCTCCTTTTAAACCATCATGAACAAAAATAACTTTGTTTATATAAAATTTATTATAATCTATTGTTTTTAAAAATGATTTAAGACATGCAATTTTATTAAACCAAAGTGGTCTAACCCATTTAAATGGTGGATTTATTTCAGCATTACAACATCTATATATAACATCAAGCTTCATAGAACTTTTTTATCATTTTAACACACTCGACATCGTTATTAATATTATCTAAAAGATCCATAAGTGGTTTTTTAAAAGCATGTGTTCCATGAAATCCAAAATGAGCATCTAATGTTATGTTTTTTTCATCTAAATCTATTGGACTTTCTAATGAAAACCTTTTTGCAACATTAACTGGTGCAAATTTTATTCCTTTATTTAAAAATTCTTTTCTACTTTTAATACATAAAAATGCATCTTCTGGTAAGGTTTTATCAAAATTTAATTTTGCTGATTCTTTTAAAAACCTTTTACTTCTTAATGAAAATCCACCATTACCAACAATTATTGGAACTTGTTCTGTTGGAATAATACCCATATCACACATCCAAAGACCCCTTTGTGATAAAAGTTTATCCCAAGGTGCTGCAACATAGTCATAATTTAAAAATTCATCAGACCACATGAATGGGTTTGTAACAAATCCATCGGGTTGAACCATTAAACAATAATCACTATCAACATATTTGTGTAATTCTTTAACACAAAAAAAACTGTAATCTTCTAATGATTTAATTTTAGGAATTTTTAAAATTTCTATATAGTCATGTTTAATATCTATATCTGTAATCAATAAAGTTTTTCCAAATTTAATATATTTGCAACTTCTTTCAATTGCTTTTATACTTAATTCGGGATCTCTTGTATTAATTGATAATATTGTAATGTTTTCAAGGTTAAGCATACTTTTCTATGTTTTTTATT